AGGTATGTATATTCAATACATACAAAATCGTATCCAAAACAATCCCAGCGTTGGGCATCGTTGATGTCCCAATCAGCCACAGCAATGTCATCGTGCATCATGGCGTGGAGCGGAAGGCCGCGATATATAGCCCCGCATTTGAGCATTACCGTACATCCCCAAGCCCTTCCAGGGATGGCGGTTAATCCAAACCAGACAGCGTCACCTATCTCGGTATTCTAGCCGTCAGACACAAACGCCATGTCAACCTTTACGTACAGATGGCGCGGAAGATTGGCCGCGTGGGTCATTGTCTCCTTAGCTTGGAATATCTTTTGTAATTGATAAACTCAAGAGCTATCGGATCTTTGAATATATCTCTTTCCACCCCAGAATCTTTATCTGCCCATAACTTGCCCATATAGATTTTACATATTTTTTCCATCGCGTCCTCACGATCTTGTATCACCGAATAAAGTATTTTCTTATCACCATCATAAACACGAACAGTTCTCTCAAGATCGTCAAGCCTTTCCTGCATAGAATCTAGCTTTTTTATGTATAAATTTCTTATTCTGGATATTTCGTTTTGACTCAACCTAAACCACTCTGTCCATCCATTGCCAGTAAAACCCTTAGGATTGGGGTGGCTGACTCTTCTGTGTGAAAAATAATCGTGAAGCATTTTCTCTTTTGATCTATCTCCTGGCATAATAAGAATAGTCTCAAGGTTTTCTCTTCCTATTTGAAATGATTTTATTCTATTAATTGGATTGCACGAATAACCTATTTTATATAGGTCTGCCTTTTTGTCTTTAATTATGTAAACCATTTTATTTCCAACTAGGTCCCGTAATCCAAGCCACCAGCACCCAGCGCGTTCCCAATATGGGCGCACGGGCGCAATGCTTCATCCAAGACGGAAAGAAGCTTGCGGCTCCTTGATCTTCCGCATGTTCCACATTGTGCCAGTTTCCATCAACCCTTAATCCTCCAAGATAATAATCGCTTGGCTTGGATAGGTTAATCACCATCGTCATCTTGCGGATGTCACCCTCAGTCTCAATGGCATCAAAGTGCCACCGGAACCATTGCCCTGGGCGGTAGCGCAAGACCTGCAACTGCTGCATGTCGGTAATATCAAACTGATAATGTTCGTTGTTAACTTCGTCTGTAATGGCGGCCACATAGTTGTAAAGCCAATCAAACAGACCCGCCTTTGGAACCCAGCACGAATCGCAAGTCCGATTCCAGCTTCTTACATTCCGACCATCCTTGCCCAGCACAGGAGCGCGTTTCATGCCAATCTTGGTGGCATCATGGATAACCAGTTCGCACTGGCCTTGAGTCAATACCTTGGGGACAGTTACCGCCGTGAGCGTTTTTTGTTTGAACTTTTCTTGGTGCATTTCTTTCCTTTGGTTTCAATGAATCGCTTTATTGCTTGGTTAAATCCGTAGTTAAACAACGCATCGCCATCGCTTGTTATCTCGCGCAAGGCGGCATGACAAACTGTGTCTCTGGTCGCATCGTCAACCTCAATTTCCAGTTCAACCATCTCCACCTTGCGCTCTGCTAGGATTTGAATTTTGCCTAGTCCATCCATGTTGATTTCTCCTCTCTCGCGCGGTCCAAGAGCCAGAATAGAAAGCCCCCCAGGAACGCTATGATTGCTGTCGTGATTCCGCATAACACGACCATGATTCCAATCTGCGCTAGGCAGTCAAGCGCAAATTTTGCATATTCAGTTAACATTTCCTATGCCTCTTTTAATGACCCTATTAAGCGTGGCTTGGTCAATCCTGGCTCCGGCGACCTTGCACCAGAATAACACAGTCCCATTCTTGACATCGCGGACAAGTGACCTGACTTCCTTAACGTCCCGATAGCAGTTGCAATCCGAAAGCTTACCAATGCGGTTTTTGGTGAGCCTGAGTCCATCCAGCACACCTCGGCGCTGTAAAAGCTTGATGTCCTGCATGGCGCGGATGGCGACTTCTCCTGCGAGTTGTTTGATTCGGTCATTTTCGTCTCCTCTGGTGAATTGTGCTGAGATCATCTTCGCTTCCGCTTCCCGCTGCGTTCTTGGCACCATAAGGCGTAGGCATTCCAAAGATCGGCTGCGTCTTGTGCCTTGGCTTTATCCTCAAACAAATCTTCAATGGATGGCAACCCATTCGGAGGCACAGCACCCCACAAGCGCGGTCCAATCGGGTTTCCGGCCATGGTGGTAACACGCCACTTGCCTTCTTCCCGCTGGACTCGCACCGAAGTCATCGACCAAGTTCTTTAAGTTTGGCATCGTCTGCCTTGATGGTTTCAATAAGCTTATTCATATCCGCACTCTGTCCTGCGTAATGAATGATGTTGGCATCCTTATAGCGATCCAATCCAAAGTGTTCCTCCACGCTGGTCATGCAGTTATAGATAGGATCTATGCTGCAAGTAGCCGTGGACCACAGGTGTAGTTGTAGGTTCATCCAAGTCTGCTCTGCAAAATGGTTGGGGAACAATCCAATAGGCGGCTGGGATAATGCGCCAACAGCCTTGGGCGTTATGACGAATACGCCGGTGTTATAGTAGAAGCTAGGTTGCCATCCTGGTACATATCCAAAGGCATCAGCCAACCCGCGCAACCCAGGCTTGCGGTCTAAATACGACCCCTCATCCAGTGCCATGAAAGTGCAGTCTGGTTCCAGCAATGCACCAATGTCATTGCAATCTTCTGTCACTAGAACGTCACAATCCAGAAACGTAACCTGCTCGTATACTTTCGTTGCTATGATGTTTCCTATGGCCAGCTTGCTGTATTGCACCGGCTCAACCAATGGCTTCTCAAAAGTAATAAGATCAATCTTGTGCCGCTGGCAGTAGGACTCCATGCGCGGCTTGGTTAGCTCAAGCACCTTGTGCCACTTGTCTCCGAATGCTTGCGTGACTAATGCTTTCTTCATTTGGCATCCTTCCATATAACTCCTTTATCGTCCAGATCGCTGCTTAAAAGCATTATTTTATTATACAGCGAATAACCGTAGCCATAACGCGACACGCCATAGCTAAGAATGTCGCCGATGTGATAGAGCAACCATGAAAGCGCAATCTTCATTTATCGCTACAATCGTAATCTTCCCAAGTGATATTCTCGCAATTTTCTATTGCTTCTTTTCTGGTTGGGTATCTTTCATAGTGTTCCAAGTCTTCTTCGTTTCCTTCCCCAACTTCGTCTATGTAAACATTCCACCACGGCCTTCCGTCTTCATCATATTCTTTCTTAATCCATCTCATAATCTAGGTAGTCCTTTCTTTAGTTGCATCCACGCAAACAAAGCTCTTACCACCGCGCGCTCTAAGTGGTCAAGCGCATTCTCTCCTGACTCGTCTGGGTTGGGATGATTTAGGTGGATCTGCTGTTGGGCGGTTACTGCGTGCTTGATGCATCTAGTAATGTGGTAATCAAAAACTGGCCGATCCTTCCAGAACCATTCGCCATACGCAGACTTGGCGGACCCGTTGCCCATCACCCTCCACACAATCTCGGAGGCAGCGTTACCCATCTCTTCGATTGTGGGAGGGTTGTCCATTACAATTTCATTCCTGGCGGATTGTATTTCTTGGACCACGCCCATACCTTGAGCATGGCTTGGAAAGCAATACCTGCCTCATACAACTCGTCCTCTGACCAGCGATGGATCACCAATGTCTCTGGGTCATTCGCAGCCAAGACTACCGAAACGCAAGCGCATTTCGGATTCTCGGATGCGTATTTATAGGCCCATAACTGGGCACAATCGGAGTCATAGAACGGATCGTATTTGGGATTTACCTTCCTATTCTTAAGGTCGATGATAGCGTCCCCAATCCCCTTTAACCGGACGTAGGCATCGCATCGGCCAGCGTAGCCTGCGCCTACCAGAGCCTTCTCGCACCAGTAGGTTTGTTCTACGTTGTCCTCCGCCCATTCTCTGAACGTCTTAATGTAGGGCTGGAGTTCTGGGTCCTTGGAGCAATCACGTCCCAGCAGGATATGCTCCATCTGTTCGTGCATCTTTGTGCCATGCTCCGCCGCTTTTGTCGTAGCTTGCTTTGAATCTTTGACAACTCGCTTTGCGTAATCTTCGAGTGTTTCACCATCCTCCTTCGGAAGAGTGAGCGATGCCATGATAGCCTGCTCGATCTTCCATGCGGTTAGTTGGGGCTTATCCATGATGCCAAGCACGCTGGTGACGGATGGGAGTAAACCCATCTTCCGCGCATCGGCAACCGTGGTATTCCGCTCGTTGCCATTCTTTCCAATGATAACGTGCGCGGACTCGCCTTGTTCGGTGTACCAATGGCCTGCGTCTTCAGTCTTAACCAATTTGGTTACAAACTTTTTGCCATCTAGATGGAGTTTGCCATCCTCAATTGTTAATGTGAGTGCCATTAGAATGGCATCGTGTTGCCGTCCACGTCCTTGTTATCAACAGGGCTAGCCTTATCCTGCGGTGCGCTGGCCGCACTGGACAACTCCTTGCTTTCAAGAATCTTGCCCTGCAACCATTCTGGCATGTTAGCAAACGCACCACCTTTGCCTTCCTCGATCTCGTAAAACACCTGGTCGTTCTCGGTGGTTGTCGGTGCCTTGACTGACTTTGGCAATTTTGCCAAGCCTTGTATGGAGCAATACTCGCGCCCAGCTTGGCTGGTCTTGTTAACCAGCGTAAGCATTGCGGCCTTGCCCAAGAGGTTTTTTAGGTTGAATGCAGCAAGTTCCTTGCTGGTGAATGCCTGTCCACGCCAAGTCTCCAAGTGCTTGCGGAGGGTTGCGCGTTCGCCAAGGCTGCGGGTCAACTCCATGCTGACGATCATAGGCTTGGTGACTTTGGTGGTCTTTCCGTTCTCGGTAACTTCGCCTTCGATGGTTTGTTCTGGAAGTTCGAAGGAAAGGCGAACCTTGGGGGTCCACTTCTCTTCTCCGTCCCAGTTTGTTTTCTGCGTGCCGAGATCCACGATGGAGAAACAAACTCCAGTAGTAGCTCCGGCTTCGGGTAGTTGGCGGTCTCCGCCTTTTGATTCGGTTGCGCTGATGGTTAGACTCATGTCATGTCTCCTTTATTGATTATTGGTTGTTGGTTTATTTGAGGTGAAGGTATTGAAATTCCTTGGGCTACGGTATTGGTGTATTGCGGAGGATAAACCAGGTCAATCTTTAAGTTTGGAGGTGCGATGTGTCTTGCAATCTCGCAAACGTCATCGGCCTGGAGGATGACCAGCCACTTCTTCTCGCCATTGCGCCGAAAGAATACGGATGGGATCTTGCTTGCAGGACAATCTGCTTTCGCCTGCGCCATCCATTGCTCTGGCTTAATTTGTTGGCAACGCTTGCCCTCAATGTGGAATGGGAAATTATCGCAAACCACATCCCCGCTACCGCCCTCCGGATTACCTGCGTACTGCTGCGTGCGCCTAGCCTTCTGCCAGCCTTGTTCCCTTAAATAATTGGCAAGCTCTCGTTCGCCTGCTGCACCCTTGCGCCTAGAATTGATTGCCATGCCCAACGCTAGGGGCAGTGTCAAATATCCGTCAAGCCTTTTTCTTTAGGTCTTCTTTCATCACGGCCATAAGGCCGGTGCCTGACAATTTCTTGCAGATTTGCGGGTTGTCGATAACCCACTTGGCGCAAGCCTCAAAAGATTCCAAGTTTTTGAGTGCATCCTCAAAGGTGCGCCAAGCTCTGATTGATTCTTTTACAGATCGTTGATTATTCGCCATGAAGATCCTGTGCTGATCTTGCACTTTTTATTCTTTGACTTGCATTGGTGCGGTTTGAAAAGCCAAAATAAATCTTCGTCCATGGCATAACAAACAATGTAATCAACAATGGACTTGCTGTACAGATTTTTATTCTCGCTTCCAACCGAGGTCATAAATCCATACCTGTTTCTGGATAAGTCTTGCTTCTCGCTGGTCTTGACTTGGATGCGGTGAAACTCGCCATCCCTTTCAGCCACCAAATCGTAACCGGCAAAATCCTCCATCGGGGTAAGCACGCTGTAACCATTCCTAAACAACACGCCAGCTACCCTGGACACGCCTACGGCTCCTATTTGCCGGTTGGATAATTTCATGCTTGACGGATTGGTTCTTTGGGTAGAGACTTTTTACATGAAAGCAATACTAATACTGATGGCGGTGCTAGTGGCACCGGTGATGGGGGATGATTTTGATGACTATGTTGCAACAGCATACTCTGGTAACGGAAATTTTGTTAGGGCTGGAAATGTTTATATTGGTGATAATGACGTTATCGTGAAGGCTGGAAATACTTATGTTTCATCTCTTGGAACTGCTGTTAAAGCTGGAAATACATTTATAAACGAAAACAATCGAACGATTGTTAGGGCTAATAATGTTTTTATAAATGATAATGATACTATAGTGGAATCTGGAAATACATATACTGGAAATGCTGGCACTTCAGTAAAAGCTGGAAATTATATGTATAAACCCTAGCCTTGCCCAAAAGCTGACAACCTATTTCTGATTCTTGCCTCAAGCCCAGGAATAAACTTATTTCTTCTTGGGTCTTGCTCGGCCTTGGCGTATTCATCTCTCAACTGTGCCTCGCTGGCGGCACGCATGAGTGCTTGCGGTTGAACTTGGTTGATGGCTTGAAGGGTTTTTGGACCAAGCGATCCGTCAACATTTACACTAACTCCAAGCGAGTTTAATCCCTGCTGGAAATAGCGTGTTGCGCCGCCCAGCCCTCGATTGAACGCCATATCTTGTGCGAAAGCTTGCATTTGGCGTGGGAGTTGTGAGACAAGCGGTGCGGTATATCCACGGATATATTCTGCTGCTGCCTCTGATCGCTGGCTTGCTGGTAATTGCGAGATCGCTTTGAATGCTTCAGGATGATACCTATCGTTAATTCCGCTTATCTCTAGGTTACCACCCATATCACCAGACGGCAATTTGTATACAACAGGATTTCCAGCCGAGTCCATCCTTGACTCCCATTTCACAGTTTGCAATGGAAGCGGAAGCTCTTGTCCTGGTTCTGATTTTACAGGCTCTGGTTGAGCGGTGTATTGTTGCGTAACCTCTGGTGGTTTAGGCGCAGGTTCTTCTTTTCTGGATGCTCCCATAGTTGGCTCAATCTCCCTTCTTATCATGTCAGATTTTAATTGGCTTTCTAAGCCGGTTGGCCTTGATGCGGCTGATCCTATGTCAAACTTTGCCATTATTTCTGTTCCTCAAGAATGCTCTGCATGATCTCCTGCCTTCTGCGGATATCTTCAGGAACTTCGCGCATAAGATCACGCATCATTCCGCGACCAGGAATGTATCTTGGAAGTTGTCCAGTAATAATAGCTTGGATATTTTGCCTGCTCATGCTCCCATTTGCCATCGCGCCAGCAGCCTCACTTGTGGTTAAACCCCAATCAATCGCAGCTTTATATGCCTTTCGCATATCCTTAAAGGACTCCTCGCGAGCCTTCAGCATTTCCTGCGCACCAAACTCAATATCACCAGCGGAAGGCGTACCCCTGCGTTTTAGCTCTGAAGAAAGAAGGCTTGTTGATTTTGCAATGTCTGAATTAAACGTGACAGCCTTCTTTGCAAGCTCATCTGCAAGATTAAGTTTTTGAACCCTAAATCCTGTAAATGAAGAAAGCATGCCTGGAAGTGACGGAACCGGCGCGCGTGGTCCAAAGAAAGGATCTGGTTCGCCCTTGATGGCATAGTAAAGCTGGCGCATATCGGCCACTGTTCCTGGCTCGATTGCCCTTAAAAGGTACTGCGAATAATCCATTGATTGTTTGCCAATGCTGGCTTTTGGGTTTGTGATTGGACTTCCATCAGCTTTTTGATTTTTAATCAATCCAAATCCAAGTTCAGTTGCTATGCTTACACCGGCAAAGTTCCCGACAAAGGCGGCAATCGCATTGCCAAGTGCTTTGTCCAAGCTATCAGCAGACAGGAATGCGTTGATTGGTTGCCTGAATACGTCAAACGGATCTGAAAATGACATGTCAATATATGTCACTTCTTTCTTGTCTTTGTTATACCCAACTGGAAGAAGCGTTGAAAATTTCTGATACCTTGGCGCAAGTTGGTTTAACTCATCAATCTTTTTGTAGGTATACGCCAAAGCACCGCCAGTGGCTGCTGCTGTCATTAGCTTTGTGCTTGCCGAAAGTGCTGCAGACATGATGTTCCCAAGTAAAGTACGTATTCCATACTTACGCATGCCAGGTGTCTTCAAGTCCTCAATGCCAGACTTAATTGAATTATATGTATTTCTTATTCTTTCCGCATCCCATGATATAAAGTTCTTTGCAAAAGGATTTTGCCTGAATGCTTTTAATGCCCTCCCAATTTTCTCATAGGTTGGGAAAACATTGCTGACCCAATCAGCGGCCTCGATTTCTGCCTGCTCTCTGCTCAATCCCCTTCCGTCCATCAATGCCCTTGTTCTGTATCCCCAAAGCTGCATTTTATGGAAGTTGTCTCCAGACCTATACAAAAAGTCCATAAAATCCTTTACCGCCTTTACTGATTCCCACCCATTGCGTGCAACTTCTGCGCTATTTTTATTAAAATATTTTTCAACAACCTCATCGAGCCTATCATTGCTGATGCTTGCGTCACGCATCAACGCCTCCATCTCATTAAATTTAGCGTTGTTTGCAACGCCAAGCTTGATCGCCCTTCGCAGGCTTGCTCTTATTGATTCCGTGTCTGGCCCAAATCCATAATCGGATTGAATCATTCTTGCAGTTTTTCCAGCTTCCGACATAAATGAAAAATTTCCATTTTGAAGTTGAATTGGAATATTAAATATAAAGTTACGAGCCTGACTTTTTATAGATCCAACCGTTTTTGCCCATTTGATCCAAGCATTCATTGCGGCAAATGTCTTGTAGGCTGCTGTGCTGTTTGTCGCCACATCAAAATTCTTGATCTGATCCGCAACGTCCTTGGGCATGTAAACACCATTAAGAGGCTCAAGAGTCTTGCTGTCCTCTGATGCAAATCTGACTGTGTTTGGTGCCGCGTAATCAAAAAACAGACCAGCCTTGAATCCTTGGTCGCGAAGGTTTTGCAGAGTCCTGTTATTAACCCGCAGGTTAATCATTTTTTGCATTGTCCTTGCGTAACGAATGGCTGGATCTGTGTATTCGCCAAGCAGGTATCGAATCTCTTCAGGTATTTCCTTCCTACCCTTCAGCATGGACAGTGGTTTATTGATACCATACGAACCAGGTTCAAACTCGCCACCCTGACGTTGCGCCAAGCTTCCTTCTTCAACTATGCGCTGAACCTCACCCATCAACCTGTCTTTGGGAACAATGCCTGTTTCATTGACTTGCCTTAACCACTCAACCGGAGGTCTGTTATTATCTGCCGCATCCTCAACCTCCATTCTTGCATCGTCAATAATCTGCCTTCTTACAAAATCAACGCTACGCGCAAACTTGACCTGATCCCTTTTCTCAAGGGTTTTCATGTCAAAACCGCTGCTTCTAAACTTCTCATAATCACGCGATACATAAGAGCCAATATTGGCCTCTATAGTTGCACGCTTTTCAGGTGTGAGCGTATTTAGCTCAAGGGCTATCCCGCGAGACATTGTATCAATATCATTCCTAAATTTTTCAACAGGAAGTTGAAGAGGTTTTGGTAGTGCATCAACGCCAATCTTCCCATCAAGATACTGGTTGATCTGATCTTTGAGTTCTGGCGAAAGTTCTGTGGCTCCTGTTGCCTGCTTCAGTGCATTCCTGTAATCACGCACGGAGGTCTTAATGGCAAACTCCATGCCAGCTTTGTTATATTTATTGGAAAGAAGCTCATCAGCCATCTCTGGCGACAATGCCCCTTGGTAGGTCATGTAGTTTCTTGCAACTCGCTTGGTTCCTTCTGCTCCAATCTTGGCGGCTTGAGCCAATTCTGCTGGGCTTATGAATCCCGCCTCTACTCCCCTTCCACCCATAGGTCTTGGAATTGATTGGACAGCTTGTGCAGCTTGTGCAGTTGGTTGCGGAGCCTCAACCATTTGAGCTTTCTCTGGAAGTGCCGGTCTTTGAGTAGTAGGAAGCTGGGTGCGAGGAGTGATAATTGCACCTTCTCTAACCAACTCACCTTCCATTGGTGCTGTTGTTGGAGTAGGAACAATAACCTTAGAAGGAATTTGAGTTTCCGCTGTGCCACTAAACTCCGGAGCAATAACTCCACCTTGCGATTCAATAGAGAAAATCTTCGGTTTTGTTGGCGTATAGTCAAGATCAATTAAGCTTTGCTGAAATTCACTTGGTATCCCTCGGCGTTGCATTTCAGCCGTATCCGCTTGAGTGCCTCGAACTATTCCGCGAACTCCAGCTTCTGGCAATCCAGCAGGACGAATTGGTGGCAATTCTGCGGTTGGCATTGGCCTTGTTTCTGGAACTGCAAGCTGCGTCTTTTCAAATACCGGCTTACCACCAAGTTCAACCGTAGTGCGAGTTGCTCCCTCAACACCTCTAGCTCCGGTTTTTTGCGCCTCGGCCAATATTCCATTCCAATCGCGAAATTCGGTTTCGGTTGCTTTCCCAGATTTAACTCTTTCATTAAGGGCAATAGCCTCATCTCGATTATATCCCTTAACGCGCGCACGACTGCCAAGGCCAGTGTAAAGCGCGCCTAGCAATGCATCCGTTGCCACTGTTCCTGGCGTGATCTCTCCGCCAGTAAGTGCGCGCGCGCCAGTGCCTATGCCTGCGCCAACAGCCGCTCCTTTGGCTACAGATTTACCAAGCTCTTCGGCTGCCTTGCGTGCCCCTAACTCGCTAAATAACGTTTTGCCAGCTTTGACAAGCCTGTATCCACCAACGCCTGCTGTTAGAATCTCTGGTGCAATCTGACCTATTTTAGACTCAGTGGGCGCAAACTTTTGTGCTTCGAATGTTTTTGGTCTGAATGTTTCAAGACCTTTTTCGGCAAGCTTTTCCATGCCAATCGCTCCGGCAAAGCCAAGTGCAGGAACGGCCACAGGAGCGGCTGGTCCGGTAAACATTCCCAAAGTACTGCCACCCAATGCGCCTATACCAGATGCCGCACCCTTAATAAGTCCAGCCGCACCGGATGCCATTCGAATATCGGCTGGAACATCAACCGCTTTTGTCCCTACAAACTCGTCAATCTGTGCGTCTTGTTCGGGAGAATAATCCGGAAGAGTCGAGGCATACGCCTTGGTTTCTGCGCCCCATTGTGACGCAAGTTTTAATTGCTCTGGATAAGATAATCCATTGTACTCATCAGATGACTTGATTTCATCCCAAGATGGAGGTTCTTGAATTTGCGACTCAGAACCCTGCGCTGGAAGGCGGGAAATAAATTCCGCCATGTTATTTAGCCGCTTTTGGTATTCTTGAGCTTAACCAGCTTTGGGCAGTTTGTTTATTTCCAGCACCCCATTGAGCTATAATTGCGTCCCTAACTCTTTGTGGAGTATTTGGGTCGTCACGCATTTGATTAATTTTCTCTGGCGTAGAAACAAATGTGCCTCCACTAGGAAGCATGATTCCAATTTTGTCTTGGCTTTTCAATGCTTTTTGTTCTGATTTTTGTATGGCAATCTGGTGGGCTTGTTGGTCATCTGCGCCTTGGAATTTTGCCATGTCATAAAAATCATTGTAATCAGCCTGAAAGACATTCCTTCTCGCATTTGATAATTGCGCCGCTCCTTGACCGCTTAATGCAGTACCAGAAACTCCTTGATATTTGTATTGCTCGGTAGGAACTAATCCCTTCCCACCCATAAGAATATTTTGCATGGCCTGACCCCTAGCTTCAAGCATTCTATTTTGAATATCAGCAGCACCCTGTTGTTTGCTTGCCTCTAAAAGACTCATGCCCTGACCAAGTGCGGCTTGTTTTGCAACATCACCAAATTCAATTCCTTGTTGTTTTTGTTTTAATGCTTCCATGCGAATAGCCATGTCTTCAGCTAATGCAATTTTAGCTTCTGGAGTTTCACGTTCTTTTTCTTGTTTTGTAAGCACAGCATTTTCATATTCAATTTGTTTTTTTGCTGCTTCAAAGTTTCTTGCAGATTGAATCTGCGCCTCATAATCCCTAGCTGCTTGTGTTAATGCTGGCATAAATTAAGCTCTAAAAAATGCGCTACTCCCTGGTGCGCCAAATAATCCGGCGAATCCAGATATTCCGCCCAAAATGCTTGCAGCTTGCTGCGCTCCACTTTGCTGCCTAGAAATCGCCCCCACCTGCGCTCCATAGGTATTGGCAAGATAATTAGCCTGCGACCCATAAAGATTCGCAAACGTATTGGTAAGACTAACTGGTATGCTTTGATCCACCGCCTGATAAAACGGCTGTGCCGTACTCGGAGCCTGCCCAAACTGACCAGGCAATGCTTGGTTGGCCTGGATATAATTCTGGAACGCCGACTGCTGTGCTCCAGTGCGTGCTTGGCCGAGATTGTATAGCGAAGGTCCGCCAGCGATAAATCCAGAAGCTGCACCAAGGCGGCTTTGCAACAACGCATCGCGGAAGGCCAAGTCAGCTTTAAGGGCATCGGAAGTATTCTGACCAGAAGCAAGAAATTGAGTAGCAGCCCCGTAACGCGCAAGCTTGCGTTGTTCACCGGCTGCACCCGTAGTAACCGCCTCCTCAACCGCTGGAGCAACTCCAAAGATGTTGCCTCGGGCGGTCTGGGCGGCGCGAGCAGCCTGCTGATATTGCCTTTGTTCCTCCGCCCCAAGCTGTGATCCAAGCGCAAGCTGATTGATTGCCTCTTGTTCCAGGTTGCTACGAAGTTGTTCAGTCTGCGCTGACTTGGTTTCTCCAATCGGAGCGGTAGTCATCTCGCGATACTTTTGACCCAAGTTAACCGCAGTCTGATACGACTCAGGATCAATCTGGCGTAACTGCTGGGTAGCACGCTCTTCGGGCAATTGGAGGTATTCGCGGAAAGATGTGATCTGGCTGGCGGCTTCTGGAGATCCAGCGGAGATAGGCTTAAAATTAGTTATCTGATCGCTGGCAGAATTTACCGCTTCAGTGACACTTTTCAGATCATTGTTGAGTTGATCCACATATACCTTGGAAGATGCGTAGCGAGCATCACCAGAAGGAAGCTGGCTTAGGAGTTGATTGGCAGCGTTAAGCCTTTGCTGAATCCCAGCAATCTGCGCGTTACCTTGCGAAACAATGCTGTTAAGTTTTGATACCTTGGTATTATTATAATCGTCAATAATTTGCTGATCGGATACCTGAAAGTTTAGTTTATTCCCAAGTTGAGATGCACCATAATTAGGGGCTTGCGACAAAGCAGCGATTGCCTGATTATTTAGCAACGGAGCCTGCGGTCCTCCGCCACCTGCGGTAAGCGCGGCTATTTGTTGTGCAAGTGCATTACGCGAGTTTTCTTGTGAGGTTAGTTCGGCGATTCTTTGATTCTGCTGATTCTGTTGATTGATAAGCTTTGTCGTTAGACTTGCATTAACCGCATCAGCCTTTGTTTCAAATGAATTTCCAATAAGTTCTTTCCTACGCCTGTCTGTTTGTTCCTGCAATGTTCCCTGACCAGTCCTTGGTCCATTTGAATTGATAGGAAACTGATCGTTAATTTCTCGCGGTACAATGTTGCCTTGTGCGTCAACATCATAAACCGTCATTTTTGTTACTGCAAAATTTGGCATAAATTAACCCTGCAATCTTGGGTTTGAGATTGAAGTGCCGATTGTTCCATAAATATCAGGAGGAGGCATTCCCTGGGCAGGATATGCCACATTGGGTTCAACCGCTCCAAACGGAGAGGTTCCATAAAGCTGTTGGAATTGACGGGTCAACTGCTGGCCTGTCGCGCGATTTAGCGCATAGGCAGAAGGATTGTATTCATACTGGCGGCGTAATCCCTCGGTGGTGCGTTGCTTCCCGTATTGCTGCTCAAGCTGCAATCCAGCAAGAGCAGCTGACTGCTGATCCAAGGCCGAAAGCTGGCGTTCCAGGGAACGCTGTTGCGGGGTGTATTGGATGCGTAGTTTATTTTCCAAGGCAGCCATTTCGGGTGCCTTGGAGATATAGGTCTCTACGTTCTTTTTGTATGCCTCTGCATTAGCCTGTGCCACCGCATTAGGATCGGGAGGAGGAGGAGGTGCTGGAATGGAAGGTCCGCCACCCATATTAAGCCATAGCCTTTCGCATAAACTTCATATAATCGTATTGTTTCCTAACTCCGTTGCGGTTAAAGATTAGGCTCCTGCGGGGGCCAAATTCATCCCAAAGGATAGACAGCAGGCGTTTCATAGCCAAGAGGCTACGGGGATTAGGTTTACCATCAATAGAGGTCACAGTCAAGTCCACAAAAGCATCTGGTGCATTGTAGTCATGTTGATAATGCTCAATATTTTGCGTTGAATCCAACGCTCTGGCAACAGCTACTCCAACAATCTCTTCTCCATCCTTAACCACGCCTACAAGGTTATTTCTCTGATACCAAGAAAACCATTCCTTAAAATTAGGCCACCTAGCCTCAGGTACGCCGGAAGCCTCCACATATTCCATGGCCGTCATACGTTCTTTTGAACCTCGATAGTGTCTGGGTTGGCAGCTAGGAGAATACCACGCATAGAAAGCTTCTTAGAGTCAGTTGATACCTTGACCCGCATATTGCGCCATTTCTGGTATGATCGCAGGCTGTCAGCCACCCGCTTGACTGTCTGGGCAGATAGGGTTGCCGGAAGAGTAAATGGCAAGGTTATGCCACCGGACGACCTGGTATCAATGTTTGTGCCAATCGAGACAAATGCACCATCCGTATCTCGCCTCATGCTGATGTTGGCACTGGTGGAGCCAGAGTTGTAAAACTCAATCTCATAGTGTGAGCCAAACTTCTGCGCGACCCTATCATCAAACTCGTAAGCCTTGGATGTCACAGAACTTGTATAACTTCCTGTAGATACATAATCCACATAATCTGATGTTGCATCAGCAGAATCAGCATCCTTGTATCCAAGATAATGACCAACCTTGCTTGTCGGGCTTCCGAATGCAATCTTTAACCCATTGGTGGCAAATCCAGACGAGAAGTTGGTAATCACCATCCTTGATGCCGCAATGCTCCATAACCCCTCAAACGCATTGAACAAGGCGTTATAGACAAGGATATAGTTTGGCGTGATTGCTGTGTCTAGTGGGATGGCAAGATAATATCTGTTATTGTAGAATGCGGCATTGCAGGTGGTAACATAATTCTTATTGATCCTTGCAATGATGTTTTTGACGGGTTCGCTGATCGGAGTTCCTACGATATAAAAGTCATCAGCAATAGACCTTGCTACAGACCTGATTCCGTCATTAGCCAAGAAGAATACATCCTTATTAACAAAGTTAACCGACCTTCCTGAAACGCACCCAATCTTGTCGTTAAGTAGCCGAACCGTCCATCCGGCAGCCGTGGTTGCAGTCGGATTTGCAGTTACCAGGTAAATCTTGTTTGGCTTGAAGACAAGGATTTCGTAGTCGTAGAAAGGCTGGATGGAAACAATATCCTCACCATCATCACCGCCAACAACGATGCTATTAGTTGATTTCCATACCTCGGCATCAAGGATGTCTGAGGCGTAAAGGGTGTTTCTGTCCGCTCCAGTTCCTACTGCAAAGATTCTATTAGTAAACTGCCTAACCAATCGAAGTGCAGGCGGGGCAAGGCTAGAAATGCTGGCTGTAGCTGTTGCTGTAAAATGCCCACCACCAGAGGGAGGAGCAGCAATGGTAACTGTTGGCGCGGTTGTATAGCCCGATCCAGCAAAGGTAACTGTTACCGCAGATA